TCTTCCCGCTGGGAGCGCCAAAAGCTGAGCCAGGAGGCGAAGAAGGCCATGTGTCAATGAAGGAAGCGATTGCGGCAAAATTGAACTTGGGTTCAGAAGGGAAAGGTGAATAATTATGGCAATTACATTAGAAGAAGCTAAGAAAAACGTCCAGGATGATCTGCAGATGGGCGTTATTGATGAATTTCAGAAATCAAATTATATCTTGGAACACATTCCATTTGACGATGCAGTATCTCCTACCGGTGGAGGGGCTACACCAAGCTACAGCTACACACGATTGAAAACACAGCCGACAGCTGCATTTCGTGAGATCAATAAAGAATATGCACCATCTGAGGTAACCAAGGAACGCCACACGGTTGAAATCAAAGTGTTTGGTGGAGCTTATGAGATTGACCGAGTTATTGCGAATATGGGCGGTATCGTAAGCGAAGTGGAGCTGCAGCAGGCACAGAAGATCAAAGCAGCTCAGGCACTTTTCAATGATACCTTTATCAATGGTGATACAGGGGTTGATTCCAAATGCTTTGACGGACTGGATAAGGCACTTACAGGAAGCTCTACGGAATACAATGCAGATGGAGTGATCGATCTGTCCACTTCCGAGCTGGTTACCAAAAACTATCAGTACTTCCTGGATATGCTGGATGAGTTCCTTGGCGGTCTGGATGGTACTCCCACATTCATTGGAGGAAACAACAAACTGATTTCTAAACTGAGAGCTTGCGCGAGACGTGCCAGCATGTATCAGGTAACAAAGGATAACTGGGGAAATCAGGTAGAGAGCTATGGCGGCATTCCTTTTGTTGACCTGAAGACCAAACCGGGTACGAATGATGAAGTAGTACCGATTGAATCCTCAGATGGAAAAACATCCCTGTATGTTGCCAGACTTGCAATGGATGGACTCCATGCAGTGTCTTTCGCAGGAGTAGCACCTGTACAGACCTGGCTCCCGGACTTTTCAACTGCTGGAGCAGTGAAGAAAGGTGAGGTTGAAATGAACGCAGCTATTGCACTGAAGACTTCCAAGGCGGCAGGTGTATTCAGGGGAATCAAAGTAAAATAGGAGGCGAAGAATGAAGATCAAAAGTCCAAATAAAGATTACACAGGTGTTTCCGCTTCTGTTCCTTTCTGTAACGGCGTAGGAGAAACAGAAGATCCTTATCTGATCCAGTGGTTCAAAGACCATGGATACGAGGTAGAAGAAACTCCGGAGAAAGCTTCTAAAGAAGCAGTAGAGAAAGAGGAAAAGCCTGCAAAAGAAAAGAACACTTCGAAATGAGGTGAGCGGTTATGAGCTACGAACCATATGCAACCCCAGAATACTATACGGATACTTACGGCGGAACCCTGATTTTAGAAAATGACATTGAGAGAGCTCTGCAGATTGCGTCTCGGCACATTGATTCCCTGACCTACAACCGGATTGTAGGTCGGGGATTTTCCAGCCTGACACAGTTTCAGCGGGATATCATTCAGGATGTTGTCTGCC